CTTCGTTCATCGAATCCCGTGCCTCGACGAGCAACTTCGTCAGCCCGTCCTTCTCCGTGTCCACACCGCTTGCCGCGTCTTCCTTCATCTTGCTCACGGTCGAGTTGTAGTTCAGCCCCAGGGCGGTGAGGTCGGCGGTCAGCGTGCGCTCCAGCTTTTCGAGCGATGTCAGTCGGGGGTCGATGGTCTCGGTCATCTGCTTGGTCGAGCCTGTGCCGAAGCGCATGAAACTGCGCTCTTCGTCGAGTTCAGCCGCCAGTCGGTCACGCATCTGCCACAGGCGGGCAGTCTTCTCTATCTGTAGGTCGAGCCACGAGTCAACCGTCTTGCGTCGCTCATAGATGGCCTTGCGGATGCGCTTCTCGTAGTCCTTGACGGACTTCAGCATGTGGCGGTTCCACCATGTGGCTCCCCACAGAATAGCATCGGTCATGCGCTCGTCGCCGTTCTCCTGACGGACGTACTTCCGTGCGTCGATGTCGAGTTGTTCACGTATTGCTTTCTTCATGTCTTGCGGAATTTGAATTTCGGTTGGTTCTTTACTTGCTGCTCCATCTCGTAGGGCAGCCGGTACTTCGTGTATGTGTCCGTCGGCATACCGAACAGACGGCCCGGCAGCGTCATCCATGCCTGCCAGAGCAGGTCGCAGGGCCGGTGCCACAAGTGACCGCCCTCCTTCACCTTCTTGGCCGACACGGTGATGCCCTTCGACTTCAGCCGTGGGAACGATAGCCGCTGCTGTCCCTGTTCGTCGAGCACGGGGTGGCCGTTGTCGTCGGTCAGCGCGTCGAAGATGCCCAGGCAGTAGTAACGCTCGCGCACTCCCTTGCGTCTTTCGTCGTCGGGGATGAGCCCCAAGAGCGGACACAGTTCGCAGCGGTCGGGCTGTTCGGGCGGCAGCTTCCGGGGTGTGTAGTAGGTCTTTGGCATGGTGTTTTCGTTTATTTCTTATTATGTTGCGGTCGTGTTATAAAGTGCGAATCGGCAAACTTGCGATGGTATGTTACGATGCGGGAAAAATAGGATTTTCAAAATTTACCGCGTCAACTCCTTTTAGGGCAAGGTGATTTCAGAATCGGAAGGCCCCTTCAACTAAAACGATACGCCCGGAGTCATGAGGTGACGGACTCGAACGATGTCAGCTCGATGCTCACGCCTTCTGTGGTTCGCTGTGCCTTGAAGGTGGCGAGTATCTTGCCTTGCTTGTTGTAGCGGCAGTCCATGATGGTGTACTCGGCATTCACGTCGTATGGATCGTGGTCATCGTCTGGTATCTGTGGCCCTTTGCCGTCCATTGTCTTGCGGCTCAGCACATCCTTTGCGTGGTTAGCCACTGCGAGCTTGCGCTCATCCATTGTCATGTCCTTCAGCTTGTCGTAGTTCAGGGTGCCGAAGATACCCAGTCGTTTGTTCTCTTGCATAGTTTTTTGATTATTGATTATGAATTTACTCATGAGGTTGTCCTTCCATCGGTCTTGGCGGGCCTCGGCTCGCTGGCGCACTATCTTCGCCGTGTTGCTGCCGAGTTCCTTGTGGATGCGGGCATGACAGGCAAAGCACAGACTTTTCAACCCTTGTAGTCCGCAGTCGATAGCCAACCGCTTCATCTCGTCTTTAGTTCTGGCAGTCTCGATGGGCACGATGTGATGCACGCAGCGGGCACTGGTTACGATGCCCTGCTTTAGACATTCTTCGCAAAGTCCGTTGGTGCTTCGGAGTTTGGCAATGCGCAACTCCTTCCACTCGCGGCTGTTATAGATGTCCTGCTTATCCTTGGCTACCTTGTCGCTGACCCCTCGCCAGTTTCGTTTCTTGCTCATATAGTTTCCTCCATCCATTGCCGCATGAGGTCTATCATGTCGTCGAAGGTGATGGGCAGTTGCCGGTGGAATCCATCGCTGTCGGTCGTGGTGATCAGCCAGATGTCATGCGCCTTCTTGTCGCGCTTCAGGGTTACATTACCATTCATATCCAAAAGGTCTGAAGCCAAGCGCCTCCAGCTTCTCCACCAGTCCGGGTGTGGGTGGTGGTGGTGTCGGCTTCGGCTCTGTGCGGATCATACTTTCATCGTCACTTATCATGATGTTCGCCCTCCCAATCTTTTAGTTGTTCGGCTGGCGCCTCGTGGTCGATGTCGTCGAAGAGGTTGCCGGTGACGGGCATCGTGTCTGGCGAGTAGTGCTTCTTGCGCTTGGTGCGCTTTCCGTAGGCGAGTGCCTTTCCGTTGGGCGCGATGTCGCCAATCTGTGGTCCCTCCTGGCTTTCACTCTCGGCCATCTCGATAAAGTCTTGAGCATCGAGCATAGTGAGCAGCACATCGGTGAGGTTCTGACATTGCATCTTGGCACCCATCAGTCTGAGCCGTTTGTAGATGCCTCGCATGGTGACTTCGGTCACACGTTCGAGTATGTCATCCACGCACTCGGTCTGTCGCATCGAGGCACCCATGAACGGCTTGTCAACCATCACGCAGCCGAAGCCTCGGTGGTTCTTTTGCTCCAGGATCAGGATAACTTGCGCCACGTCCAGCCCATCGGGGTTGGCGAGGTTGAAAGCCCGCTGCCATCCAACGTCGCTCTCCATCATCGCCATGAGCTTCTGGATGCGTGGATCAAGTGCGTGCAGCGGTGCCGACGCTCTGACGATCACGTAGCAGAACCACTGGATGAGATGGTAGATATCAACCTCCAGCGCGTCGCAACAGGCGTTCAGCACCTCCGCCATCGCTGGGTCTATCTTGCTTCCGATCTGCTCAAAACGGTCTTCTTTATTCTTTTGTTTTGCCATTGGTCTTGGTTTTATTGAAGTTATATCTTTGTCTCAGCATCTCGCGCCATTGGTGAAGGCGTGGGTCTCTCAGTTCCTCGGGATCGATGATTGGTTCATCTTGCGGATTGATGATGTCGTAGTCGCTGATCTGCTTCAGGTTGGCGAGGTGTTCAGCCCACTCTTCATGTGTGACACCTTCAGGCGGTGGTGGCAGGGTCGCGCCGCTTTGGTCGGAGGCCGTAGCGTTTTGGTCGGTCGCGCCCTGCTCTTCCACCTTCCTTGGCACCCAATCTGGATGATACAGCATCCTCACCGCAATATCCGCGATGTCGGCTTTATCACCATCCTCGGGCTCCCAACAAGCATCGAAGAATTTGGTATATACTTGCACGTTTGGCGATCCAAGTTTGTCGGCCAATTCCTGCCAGCCTTCCACACCGTCCTTGTCCGGCCAGAGCCACACCTTGCGCCCCTGGTCTATCAGCGGTTGCATGGACTCTATCTTCAGGTGTTTCAGACCGCCACAGGCCAACCACAGCTGACTGTCGGGCATACAGAAGTAGTTCGCCATGATGAGGGCGGTCTTTTCGCTCTCCACCACGTTCACCTTCGCCTCTGGGTATCGCTTCAGTAGATGCGATCCGAATAGTGGCTTCAGTATGGTGTGATGGTCTGGGTCAAGCAAGTCACGCGGCCCTGGGATGTAGTTTCCATTCTTGTCGTAAGTGCCAGACTGATTGTAGAGCCACCCTGGATGCTCTTCTTTAACCCTATGCCCAAACTTTTGATGGTCTTGTGGATAGAACCGCATCAGCTTCGCCGCCCTTGGGACACCCTCATGGTCTATCTGCCAGAACACCACACGACCATCCCGCCAACAGCCCACACAATATTCCCACAACGTCTGTTTCATCCTCGCCCGCTGGTGCTCATTCCAAGGCAGACGACCATACCACAATGTAAAGTTGTTATAGTTATACCCCGTCATCAGTGGCTTCACCCATTCTCTCGGTATAGCCAACGGGGGCGGTGGTGGCGGTACGGGTCTCGGTGGTGGTGGTGTCCAGTTGAGCGGTATATTGTCAACGTCGATGCTGTATTTCTTGCCAAGGTATCGGATGGCATCAGGGAACGACATGTGCTCAGCGTTCATCAAGAATTGCACCGGTCCACCCTTTGCATCGCAGACGAAACAGCGGTAGGTGTTGCCGTGATTCTTTTCTGAGATCGTCGATGGGCGAACGATGAAGTTGCCGTCGTGCTTATCGTCGTGGAAGGGGCAGATGCCCGTGAGGTTCACGCCAGCCTTGCGGAGCGTCACGAAGTCGCCTACCACGTCTTCTATCTTAGCCTGTTCAAGTACCGTTCTTACAATATCGTCGCTAATCTTTGGCATAGGCTGAAAAACTTTCTTAGTATAATAGTTTGTGGTTATCTTAGTAAAATAGTTGATTCCTATCTTAGTAAGATAGTTTTTGACGGTTGTCTGGAGACAGTCAACTGTAAAACCATAAACGTGCGTGCGTGTGCGCTACGCGCGTCGCCCGTGTGCGTGGTTTCCCATTCCCATCCCTTTACTTAGTTAAGTAAAGGGTGGGGAATAGGGAAACGGGCTTAACGGAGGGAATCACGGCTCAGAGTGCTTATATTTACCCGTCAACGAGTTCTTCACCAGATAACCCTTTTCGAGCGATTCATGGAAGATTTCGCTGATGCGTCGATTGCTCGTCACGCCTTGCGCCCTCAGATGGTTGGCGAGGTCGGTGTATCGCTCTTCCTTGTCGCTCCAGGGATAGTCCTTGAACGGGTCTTCCTTGATACTGCCGTCTTCATCGTCGGTGTATTCGTTGACAATATCCTCGATGGCTTCTGCTGCCGTTTTCGCGGCGAACACGGCCTTTTCTATCACCGTCTGGGATAATTCATCACCTCGCTGAACGTGTGCCGCGAGAATGCCCGTAACGATGTAACTCAGCTGTGAGAATGTTGGTGTTTGTTTCTTGGTCATAGCTTAAAAATCTGGTTCGATGTTATCTGGTTTATCAAATGGCAGGGCTTGCGTCTCGTCATTCGGTAGCGGTTTATCAAGACCTTTGTAGTGATACTTCGGACGTTCCTTGGTGCCATCCTTGTAGATAATGCCAACGTCGAGTGCCCTATTGATGAGATCAGCCTTGCGGCGGTTGCTCGTCACGCCCTGCTTTGTCAGGCCGCTGTCAACCTCTGTCCGGCTAAGTCCTGCGGAAGTCCAAGTCAGTTTGCTGAATCGCTCATCGGCTTCTTTTATAAACTCCATTTCTCGTGTGTTCACCACCTTCGTGCCGTTGTCGTTGATCTCCACGGGCTGTCCCCATCCTCCGGCATTGGTGACGTACTGAAACAGCCAGTCGGCCACGTCCTTGCCACGCGCCTTGTTCTGCTTCACTCGGAAATAGATGTCTGGAAGGTCTGGACGTTGCTCGTTGGGCTTCAGGTCGCATTGCTTAATCTTTATAACGGTGAAAATCTCACTCACCTTGCGCTGTGTGATGCTGCCGAGCGTACCCACGAGCTTGTCCACCAACGGATTTTCGTGCAGCACGGCCCAGAGCGAGGCATCGTAGTGGGTGGCCAGCATCATGCACTTGCGGATAATGGGCTGGCACTCCTTCTGGTCGTTGTAGTCCTCCACGATGTCGAGCATACCGTCAAGGAAGATGTCGGTCGGTTGCACCTCCCATATCGCCTTCAATATTTTGCGCCATCGGTCTATGGCCAGTTCGGTGTCACGCAAGCGCAGAATCTCCAGGTGCTCCTTGGCTTCATCCTTACTGACCCCCGACATGGATATGACGCGGTTCTTGAATCCTATGGTGTCATCCTCGCCCTGCTCTGTGTCAACGTATAGGATGTGCGTTGGCAGTTCGTGGAAATCGTCAGAGCCATTCACCTTGTGTCCCACCTTTCGTGCAACGGTCTTTCCGAACTGTCCGCCCAGTGTCGCCGCTATCAGTTGAGCCATGAGCCCCGTCTTGCCGTTGCCCGGCTTACCTGAGACGATGTGTATCTCACCCACGTCGGCAAACGGCACACCCTCACGCTCCATTGTGTAGCGTGGTGGTCGATACGGCTTGTTGAAGTCGGGGAAATCGCCCGATATGTCAACATCAAACCAATCGTCGCCCTTCAGGAAGTCCGGGGCTTGCGGTTTCGCATCTTGCTCTCCTGGCAGTGGTATTTTATTCTCTTCGTTCATAGTTACTTCTTTCTCGCATTGTAAAGCTGCATGTAGTCCGAGCGTCGTTTCTTCTCGGCTTCGCATCTCTCATTGTACCGCCGCCACCAGTTGATTTCCCTTGCCACATGAATCGGATCGGTGATGGGTAGTTCCATGAGGTCGTATGCACTAATCTTCTCCATGTTCCAGTTCCTTCAGTGTATCGGCTTTCACCTCGGCTATCTCGCGCTGCACCTTCTTCACAAAGCCTTTCGTGGCGAATATCTCTTTGAAGTCGTCAACGGCTCCAGATGCTGATGAATATAGCAGTTCGGGATCGAGCCAAGACTCCATGAGCTGTTGCAGGCCAAGGTCGATATTTCGCTCTTCGATTTCAGACAGCTTGATGGGGTCCGTCTCTGGTGCCAGCAGCATTAATGCTCGCATCCAGTCCTTTGAGATGTTCTTCAGCGAGAACTGCGAGAACACCTCGTCGAGTACCTTGCGATGGAGATCCAGCCCGTTCTCACACTCCTTCATGGCGCTCTCATACATGGCTCCTGCGAGGTCGAGAGCAGCTTGGGCTGTCATAACCCAGGCGACATGCTCCGCATCCTTCACGTCATGCTGAATGAGGCTCAAACGGTACTTATTCACCAGCGATGTAATCAATGGTTTGGTCTTAGCATAGGCGACACCGCCGACACCCTTCCAAAACTCGTAATATTCGGCATCACTGATGTTGCCATACTTACGGCGAACGTCATCGCTCATGTCAGCCACATGGAACATGCGGTTGGTCTGGGTGGTCAGCAGATTGCGCTCGTAGTCGTTGAAGTCACGCACAGCTTTCTTGAAGTACCAGCCGACGGTGTGGCCTCCTGGAAGGCTCCTGCGGAATGCCTTGCAGCGTCTGGCATGGTCGTAACCCTCCATCATCACTACCCACGCGGCATTGTTGCCAACACCACAGATGAGTTTGAAGATAGCAGCGGCATTGCCGACGGCCTTCTGTATATCTTCGTAGGTCATAGCATCACCAAAATTTTAATGGCTGATTATCTCTTCGAATGATGTCAATCAGTCGTTGCGCATTCGTTGTCGATACGACTTTTGGCTGTACTAACGTGGGACGTGTCTCTGGGAAAAACTCATCAGAATGGCAGGTCATCGTCATTTTCTTTTATAGGGTTTCCTTTTTCGTCAACCTTTGGCGGGAATGGGGCAGCGGCCTGCGCTTCTGCTCCGGCATTCTGAGCGGCCACCATGTTAGCTGCCCGTTGCGTCTGGTTGATATACTCCATGATGCCCCATGCGTTGATCTCGTTGAACCAACGACCTTCATACTCGTGAGCATCAATATCAAAACTGACCGTGACCGTCTTACCAACCAGGCTGTCAAACCGTGCCAGCCTGCCTACCTGACCATCACTCACTCGAAAGTTGATGTGCCTCGGGTATTGCCCTGGCACCTCCAACAGATACTCTCCTATCTTCCACGGATTGCCATTTGACTTGCTTACGCCCTCACGAATGGCGGTCTGTTTTACTGAAATTCCTGTTACTTCCATTTTATAATGATTTAGAAATTACCAATACACTGGGCGAGCAAGCCGCCGATATACAACACACTGAGAAATGCGATGCCCATGATGGCACCGAAGCCAATCTGACGCAGGATGTACTTTACCTCCATGTCGTCAATAGTCTGATTCTGTTTCATATTTATTGGGAATTTAAAAGTTAGTTTCAATCAAAAAAAACCTGTCGAACTTCACAGCGGGACAGGGAAAAATAATTAGTATTACACAAAAAAGTGGAAAGTGTCTCACGACATTGAATAAATCCAAATTGAATAATCTAAATATCAAAACAATCTAAAAACCTAAAATCTTATGAAAACGAAATTTACATTGTTGCCGTGACGGGGATCGAACCCGTGTATCACCTATCTCGTTGATGTGAGAATCGGCAACTCCGTTCTACCAACTGAACTACACGGCAAACCATATATATTTATCAAGTTCGAGGCTCATGCAGGTGCCCAACCCTGCCTAAGATAC